AACAAGAAGCGAACATATAGATGTTGTTATGAATAAGTTAAATGAATTAGGTGTTGACAGGATTGATTTCTTATTCATCGACGGCTGGCATAGCATAAATCAAGTATTAGTCGAGTGGGAATATACTAAACTATTAAGTGATACAGGAGTTGTTGGATTTCACGACACAGCATATCATCCAGGCCCGTATTTTTTCGTTAATAATTTAAATCAAGATAAATGGAATGTTATGACTAATGCCTGCAGCGATATTAAAGATGACTACGGTATAGGCTTTGCATGGAAAAGAACATAAAAATTTTCATTTTAACATACAAGGCTCCGGAAGATTTAAAAAATAATTTAACTTCTTTTTTTAGTAGCAATGCACCGTTTGACGAAATTGAAGTTAATATTATTAATAATCATTCAACAATTTTTGAAGTTCCGGAAGATTTTAAAAATAGAGTTGTTGTCCATAATCAAACACTTCGCGCAGACTGGGGTTGCGGAACCCCTGCAAGAGACTGGAATCAAGCATTAGTCCTTGGATTTAAAAATCTCAACGATCCACAGTGTAATCAAATAATATTGTGTCAAGATGATGCTATCTGGGAGCCAGGGTGGTATAAAACTTTAAGAAAAATTCACAAACAATACGATTTATATCAATGTAGTTGGGGAGATTGTTTTATAAGTGTGCTACCCAATGCTATTAAAAAGATAGGATTGTTTGATGAAAGGATGTGCACCTTAGGGTATTACGAAGGCGATTTTTTATTAAGAGCATGGTTATATCATAGAGATAAAGTGTCTATAAATGATCACCATCATAGAAGAGTTTGGAACCCCACAGAGGATGTAGTAAAACGAGCATCAGATGAAAGATCCACACCTAGGTATATGCAACACAGTGGAAATATTTTTAGTCTTAAATGGCCCGGTATTGATTCTCAACGATGGGAGAAAAGTCTGTTTAAAAATCCTCCACGCTGTAGTGCTATTCCTAATTTTATTTTTTATCCGTATTTCGAAGGGGATATTGAGGATTTGTCAGGAAAGGGATATATTATATTATGATAATAATTAGTCACAGAGGAAATATAAGCGGGCCAAATCCAGGATCTGAAAACAATCCCGAATATATTTTAGAAGCTATAAAACAAGGATTTGATGTTGAAATCGATGTCTGGGTCATCGATAATAAAATTTTGTTAGGACACGATTACGGACAGCATCAAGTTACTATGCAATTTTTAAAGAATAAACATCTGTGGTGCCATGCAAAAAATCTTGCTGCGTTAGAATTTATGTTAGAGCAAGGAATACATTGTTTTTGGCATCAAGAGGATCATCGAACTATTACCAGTAAAGGATTTATCTGGACCTATGAAGGACACTCTCTAGGGCGTAAGAGTGTCGCTTGTTGGATGAATGCCGACGGAAACTTTCCTTCGTCGGTGGTCTTTGGAATTTGCACAGACTACCCATACAAAGTCAAAGAAATCTTAGAACAAGATTAATTACTTGGAAAATCCTACAGTTTCACGTTCGATATCTTCGTGATCGAATTCTGCCCAATATAATTCAAAAGCTACAGTATCTTCTATGGCTTCGAACTGATGGTATTCGCCTGGAGCGACTTTTGTATACTGACCTGCTTCTAAAATTGTTTCGTCAACAAGATCGTAATTATTTTTCCACACACGAATAATCATTTTTCCAGATTCTACAAAGAATCCGTTCCACTTAAATTTATGTTTGTGTTTAGAACAAACCCCACCGGCTTTGGCTTCAATTCTATGAAACTCTAATACACCGTTGGCTTCAAGGAGTTCTGTCTGACCCCATACTTTACCTGCTTTCATATTGTTCCTTTTATTTTTAAGAATAAGTATTCTTTCCGATCGCACCATCTATAATCGAATATAGGTTCTCCCGGACCAGTAAGCATAGATGTTCCCATATATGCTAATGTAAACCAAAGATATTTACCGGTGTAATGACACCGCCTTGGCCAAAGACTGTATTTTAATTCCCATCCAATGCAGCGACGCTTGAATGCTTCGTCGTCAGTTTCTTGCCACATAAGAGTATCCATTGGCATTAGACTAATTTATGTAATTGTAAAACTTCGCTTTGACGACTAATTTCTTTCACAAAAAATGCACATGGAGGATTTACTCCTTCGGCCAACGGAACAGTTAGTAATTGTCCATTTTTCATTTTTGGAAAATACCAACGGACATCTTGATAGATATTTACGATTTCAATAGGAGCATAATCAGCTTTGAAACCTTTGATAGGATTAAAGATAAGAGCATCAAATCCTCGTTCATTAATGCTGGTCAACGGCAATACTTCTGGGTCTAATCCGCAGTCTTTATCTCCCACTACCATGCACCAATCTAAAGGCATTTGAACTTCGTGTCCTCCAATGTTAAGAAGAATAGCAGGACTATTAAATGATTCTAGAAATATAAGAGGCATGAAGAAAAAATCTGGCTCTGCTGGATTAGAATTATCTAATACAGAAAATCTAGTATCTTCGTCTACTTCCTCCGGTAAATCATTTAAATCAAATGCTGTGTTATTGAGTGTTAAAATTTTCATTGTTGTTTTTCCTTGAATGCTACTGTATCACTTTTATGCTTTATTAAGGTATAACCTAAACTTTGAAGCCAAAGTATAATAATATCGTTTTCGTTCCTTTTGTTTTCGAACATAATTACAGGTTCGTATTTTTTAATAGTTTCTAGTGAGCCCATAATAACTTCTTGCTCGCCTTCTTCTACATCAATCTTTATAAAATCAACATCGGTAAAATTAAAATCGTCTAGTCGTTTAACTTCGACTTCAAAAATGTCACCTATCCAGTTCAAGTTTCTTCTAATGGCGATTGAACCGTCGGATGCTGGCTGACCTGTAGGAACTATTAAATTAGTTTTGTGTTCTTCTTTTCCTAATGCAATATTATATGTTTGTATTTTTTTATTTTCTTTTAGTATATTAAAACTATTTGGATTAGGTTCAAATGCTATAACTGTGTCGAATTCATCCAAGAAAGGAAGAGATGTTTCTCCGATATACGCACCGATATCAATATATGTCCTTTTACTTTTTAAAAAAGGAAATACCCATTCTCTTATCTTTCTTTCGCTCATGTATTGACCTTAGTTAATGTAAATGGATATTTCGCTTCCTTGTAATACTTCTTGCGTTCAGTGAGATGGCGCTTGGCGTATTTGCAGGAAGATGTGATATCCCAGATTTGGACGAAGTCTTTATCTTCCGCTTTTCTAATGCCTCGTCCAATGCTTTGTATAACGCGGACAAAGCTCTTTCCGGGCTCAAGAAGAACCAAATTAAAAATCCTTGGAATATTAATACCCACAGCGGCCACACCATAAGTCGCCACAATAATCTTGTTATCACTTGTTTTAATTTCGTCATACTCTTCTTTCCTGTCATCTAACTTAACAGCACCACTGATGAAAACTGCATCTGGAATTCTTTTAATCAGTTTATTTCCTGTGTCAATTCTATTAACCAATACCAATGTATTTCCTGTGCTACCTATTGTTTTTATTTTATTAGATATCCAATCTAAGCGATTATCATCTGTAACTAACCAGGTATATTCTTCAGCATACGTTCTAAATACTTGAATGTCGTTGGTTTGTAGAATTTGTATATCTAATCTTGCCAACACATCCTTCTGCTGTAAATCATGTGCCGAAACTTGATTGATCACTGGTCCAATGCTGGCAAGCAAACTTTGAAACTCCCATTTTTCTTTAGGTATAGTTCCAGTTAATCCCCATCGAATAGCACAATTACGAAAATTTAAAGTAGCCAGTCTCATTAATACATCTGCTTTAGCTTGGTGGACTTCGTCAATAATGATTGCACAAACTCCTTCACAAAACTCTGCTAGTGTTAGTGTATCAGAATCATAGCTTTTCTTTTCCAACACGTTAAGACTTTGCCAAGTGCAGATTGTATGGGTTTTGTTTAATTCTTTTCGATCACCGAAATATACACCTACATCTAATCCTAAATTTTTGTAGTCTTCTTCAGTTTGAACAACAAGCGATTTATTCGGAACAATAACCATCGTGCGACCATACGGTTCACAAAGATGCGATAACGTCGCCGTAGTAATAGTTTTACCTGCACCAGTAGCTACCTCCTGTAACGATTGTGGATTCTCTAAAAACTTATTAACAACATCATATTGATAGTCTCGCAACACGATAGGCTTACCGGCTTCCGGATGACCCTTAGGCCAAGTCTTGCCTTGATCGGCC